AGAAGCGCAGGTCAATTAAGAAACTCGTCAGCTAAAACACGTAACGATCCTAATTCTCGAATCAGACAAGCACGGAGAAGGTGGAAATGTTAATATGGAACCAGAGCAAATAGTAAATAAATTAAGAAGAGCATTAGATAGAAGAGTAAATCAGTTAGCTATATCTGTTACGTCCGGTGGGGTTGACAGTATGGAGACTTATAAGTATACAATAGGACAGATAAATGCACTGGAATCAGTGCGCCAGGAAATAAACAACCTGCTAAACGATAAGGAAGACAATGAAAACACAGGAACAGTCATCGATCTCAAAAGAGATCCCAAAACTTAAGCCTGCTCTAGAAGAAAAATATAAAGCGGAGCCTAAGAAAGAAGTTACTAAAGAAACTACAAAGTTACCACAACCCACAGGATGGAGAATGTTAGTTCTACCTTTTAGAATGAAAGAAAGAACTGATGGAGGAATTCTTATGGGACAAGAAACAATCGACAGACAACAAGTTGCATCGCAGTGCGGAAGCGTTCTTGCTATGGGACCTGATTGTTATTTAGATAAAGATAAATTTCCACATGGTCCATGGTGCAAGGTCAAAGACTGGGTAGTCTTTGCACGTTATGCCGGATCAAGAATCGAGATCGAAGGTGGAGAAGTTCGTCTATTAAATGACGATGAGATACTCGCAACCGTACAAGATCCAACAGATATCTTGCACAAATACTAACATAGTAGAAAAGGAGAAACTATGCCAGACGAAGATAAAAAATCACCTAGTCAAATACAGGTAGATTTGGATACATCAGGACCGGAGGTCGATGTATCTTTAGAAGAGACAAAAGAAGAAGCGGTAGTAGATGCCGCTCCAGAAAACACGGAACAAGAACCAGTAAAAGAAGTAGTACAGGAAACAAAGGAAGACAAGAAATTAGAAGAATATAGTACAGGTGTACAATCTAGAATTGCTAAACTTACTCGTAAGATGAGAGAAGCTGAAAGACGAGAAGCAGCAGCACTTCAGTATGCAGAAGCTATAGACAAAAAAAGAAAATTAGATCAATCAAGATTTGATAAGATTGATTCTGATTATCAAGCTAGATTTGAAACTAACCTAAAAACTGGAATTGATGCAGCGCAAAAAGAACTTGCAATGGCTATTGAATCTGGTGATGCGGCAGCTCAAGTCGAAGCTAATAAAAGAATTGCTTCTTTAGCTTTTGAGAATGCTAAAGTAGAGCAACGTAAAACAACAAAACCGGTTGAACAGGATGAGCCTGTGCAACTATCCGACGGTGGAAACTTACCAAGACAAACTCCAAGATCACTTCCAGAAGCTGATCCTATGGCTGAAGATTGGGCAGCAAAAAATGAATGGTTCGGAAAAGATAGAGCCATGACATTTACTGCTTTCGAAATTCACAAGGATTTAGTTGAAAAAGAAGGTTATGATCCTAAGAGTGATGATTATTATGTAGAAGTTGACAAACGTATAAGAGTTGACTTTCCGCATAAATTTGGTAGAACAGAAGGTACAGCAACGAACAGGGCCGTTCAGTCGGTCGCTTCGGCTAACAGAAGCACAAAGCCTGGTCGCAAAACTGTGAGACTCACTTCTTCACAGGTAGCAATAGCTAAAAAATTAGGAGTGCCACTCGAAGAATATGCAAAACAATTAAAACTCACGGAAGGAGCATAAGCATATGACAAAAGAAACAATAGATAAAACTTCTCGTGCGGCAAATACTAGGGACAAAACTGAACGACCTAAAGAGTATAAGCCACCATCATCACTCGATGCACCTGCAGCGCCAGACGGCTTTGTACACAGATGGATAAGAGTAGAATCAATGGGCTTTCAAGATACCAAAAATTTACATGGTAGACTTAGAGCTGGATACGAATTAGTGAGAGCTGATCAGTATGAAGATTCTGACTTTCCAGTAGTACAAGACGGCAAATTCGCTGGAGTCATAGGAGTGGGAGGCCTTGTCTTGGCAAGGATACCCGAAGAACTCGCGAAACAACGTCTAGACTATCAAAATAAACAAACTGATGCTCAAGACGAAGCAGTAAACAACGACTTGCTTAGGGATCAAGACAGAAGAATGCCGATGAGTGTCGAGCGTTCTAGCAAAAGCTTCGGTGGTACAAAGAAATAATATTTCTTTCTCCAACGAATTACATTAACCGAACTGGAGGCCTTTTTCGGAAGGCAGGTTCATAAGGAGAAAATAACATGGCAAATAGAAATGTAGCCGGAATGGGTTTTACACCTGTCAGTACGTTAGGTAATACACCTGCAACGGCTGGACAGTCAAAGTATAAAATCGATAATGGCAATGCAACTAACATATTTCTTGGCACGCAGGTTCAAACTGCAGCTGGATATATGACAGTTGGAGCCGTTAATAGTAAAACTATTGGCGTATTCAACGGATGTTTCTATACTGCGGCTAATACACAAAAGCCAACGTTTAGCAACATGTATGTAGCAAATACTGCAACTGATCTAAATACTGATATAGATGCGTTTGTAAATGATAATCCTTTCCAAAACTATGCAGTTTCTGCAAGTTTAGCAACACCACAAGCTGCTTTTATGGAAACTTATCAAAGTTCTGCTGTAGCAGGTAATACTGTTACTGGAAGATCATCACAAACACTAGACATTGGTAATACATCAGCAACTGCATCACAATGGAGACTATTAAGACAAGCAGAAGACCCTGAGAATGAAGATTTAACGGTGCCTTTTGGAACAGTAGTAGTAGTACAAAACCTTTGTGAATTTGTAACACCAAGTTAATCAACAAATAGGAGAATAAAAACATGGCAATATCAAGAGCACAACTCGTAAAAGAGTTAGAGCCAGGTCTAAATGCACTATTTGGCTTGGAATACAAAAGGTATGAAAATCAGCACGCTGAGATTTATGCAACAGAATCATCTGACAGAGCTTTCGAAGAAGAAGTAATGTTAAGTGGTTTCGCTAACGCAGAAGTAAAAGCAGAAGGTCAAGGTGTTAATTACGATGAAGCACAAGAAACTTTCACTGCTAGATACACAATGGAAACGATCGCGCTAGCTTTCGCTATCACAGAAGAAGCAATAGAGGATAACCTTTATGACAGACTTTCTTCTAGATACACAAAAGCACTAGCAAGATCTATGTCAAACGCTAAAGAAGTTAAAGGTGCAGCACCATTAAATAATGGTTTCACTACTTTCTTATCTGGAGACCAAGTATCGCTATTTAATACAGCGCATACTACAATCTCAGGTACGAACGTAGCTAACACTTTTACTACACCTGCTGACTTAAACGAAACTTCATTAGAGCAAGCGCTAATCGACGTAGCTGCTTTCACTGATGAAAGAGGTTTAAGAATAGCTGCTAAAGCGACTAAGATGATCATTCCATCAGCTAACCAGTTCAACGCTGAAAGACTTATGAAGTCTCAAGGTAGAACTCAGACTGCTGATAATGATATCAATGCAATCAATTCAATGGGAATGGTTCCTCAAGGTTATAGAGTGAACAATTTCTTAACTGATCCTGATGCATTTTTCTTAATCACTGACGTTCCAAACGGTATGAAAATGTTCTCAAGAACTCCATTGACAACTTCAATGGAAGGGGACTTTGACACTGGAAACGTAAGATACAAAGCTAGAGAAAGATACGCCTTTGGTGTTTCTGACTATAGAGGTATCTTCGGATCACCAGGCTGTTAGTAACTTAATAATTTTTGTGGCCGGACATGTTTCGGCCACATTTAACAAATAGAAAGAAAAAACGATGAAAAACTTCACAGTAAAAATATGGGCGCACGATCACTATGCTAAATTTAATGTTTTAGCTGAAGATAACGCTGTTTCTCTGGAACAATCTATCCTTGACAAGATTGGAGAAAAGAGTATAAACTGGGAGTATCTCGGAAACAACTATAATAACGAGATAAATCGAATAACTTATGAGGAGGTTATTGATGATACAAGACCTATACAAACAAAAAAGGTCCTT